TTAGGATTTTCGGGGATACAATCAAAATGACGGATATAGAAATAAGAACAAAGGTAATGACAGGGGATGACGGAAAGATAATAGGTGTTTCCAAAGTTGTAATAGATGACAAAGAAATTGATAAAATGTGGAAAGATTCAGACAAGGCAGATAAGGAAACAATGTTAAAAGATTTCGGATGGAAGAAAGAAGAAATTGATAAGATAAAAGAAAAGGTGGATTTAAATGCCTGAAACTAACATTGGGGCAACTGTCGCAAGTAACTTAGCGGGAGTAATGAAAGAATTTAGTGTTGCGCCACAAACAACGGACGGGCCAACAGGACAAAAAGAAACTATTTGGATTGATAAATATTTTGGAAACTACTTAGGATATTACAAAGATGAAAAGACCCCAGAACTTACTGCTGTAATTGACGCAAAGGCAAGATGGACAGTAGGAAAAGGATTCAAGGCGGATGAAATAACCACAATGTTATTAGATTCTATTAAAGGATTCGGAAAAGATACATTTAATACTATATTAGAAAACGCAATGAGAACCATGTTAATAGGTGGAAATTTCTACGCAGAAATAATAAGAGATGAAGAAGATAATTTAATTAATTTAAAACCCCTTGACCCCGCAAGCATACAACATGTTGTAGATAAAGCAGGAATGTTGACTAGATTCGAACAAGTAACCAAAATTGGAGTGCCTAATAAAAAAATAGGACTTGATGATATATTTTATTTAGCAAGGAATAGGGTTGCAGATGAAATACATGGTAACGGAATTACACAGAAACTTAAATTAATAATTGATATGAAAAATGAATCGATGGAAGATCAAAGAAAATTAATGCACAGACACGTTAAACCTTTAGTTAAATTTATACTAGATACAGATGATACCTCAAGAATCGCAGCGTTTAAGACAACAGCGGACAAGATGATTGCAGATGGGGAAAATTTATATCTCCCTAAAGATACCGCAGAACATGAAATTATAAGTGTCCCAGCAAACGCTACACTTAACCCTATGGCGTGGATACAATACCTTGATAATTATTTCTATGAAATGGCGGGTGTTCCTAAAATAATTGTAGGTGGAAGTGGAGAGATAACCGAAGCAAGCGCAAAAATCTCCTATTTAGCTTTCCAACAAGGGGTGGAAGAAGAACAATTATTCCTAGAAGAACAGATACTATCACAATTAAACTTAGTAATTGACCTAGAGTTCCCAGCAAGTTTAGAGAATGAATTATTATCGGATAATAAAAAAGATGGGGCACAGAACATTGACCCCAGTGAAACAACAGCAGGAGAGGGACAATAAACATGATAGAATTATTAACGATAGTAGATAGTTTTGATTTACCCCTTGTAGTTATTATATTACTTTACGATAAAATTAAATCTAACGGATTACTTAAAAAAGCTGTGGAAAACAACACTAACGCTATAAAAAACTTACAGAGGAAAATTAAATAATGGTCCACAAAAAAATAGCATCAGGTATAAAGAAAGTCTATAAGGCAGGACGAAATAAGAAGAAAACTACAAGCTTCACAGGAGCAGGAAGACCAGTTTTCAGCCCTAGCGAAGCAAAAGGAACGACGGGAGGAATTGTAGTTTCACAAAAGAAAGGACAGAATATATTTGAGGGAGGTGGAGTTAAAAAAGGAGATGTTAGAAACATAAGTTCAGGTGGAGGAACACAAAAAAGACCAGACCCTATATTTAGTCAAGCGCAGGGGAGTGGGGGGAATGAAACTCAATCAACACAAACAGACGAAAGAGGGGGGTTGGATATAGCAAAGGACTTATTGTTTGGAAATTATTTAGAGAAAAACCCCATCACAGGGGAAGTTAAGAATGACCCTAACACAGGAGAACCTATAAAAGTTCGTGGGGGAACTCTACCTATTGGAGCAGGGGGATTAACCAAAGGAACAAAGGCGGCGTTAGATTTAGCAAAAAGTAAAAAGGCAGCTCAAGGAGTAGAACTAGCAAATCAGCAAATTTCATCAATAATAAAAGCAATGGAAAGGCAATCTAATGCAAACACAGCAAAAAATCTATTAGCAAATCCTAAACTAGCAAAAATATTTAGAGATACAGGAAACATACCCTTAAACGCAAAAACAATAGCCCTTAAAACTTCTTACTTAAAAAGACTAGCTTCGGCAGCAAAAGACCCAAGAGCTGTTTTAGGATTATTGGGGACCTTATTATTTACTTCGATATGGTGGGCGCCAAATGAGCAAGGGGACGCTGCGACAACTTTAACTTTCGCTGCGGGAGATTATGCAGATATTGGAGATGTTGAAAACGCAGAAAGAATAAATGAATTATTAAAAGAAACAGGAGAGATTAACCCATATATTCCAGCAACAGGATTTATGGAAGTAGAAACTAAGAAATTGACAAACTTATTAGAAGCGGGTGAAGCTGCGGTTGCAAAGGCCAAGTTCGTAGAAGCAAAAAGATTAAAAGAAGAAAATGAGCCAACTTTCGCAGAAGAAAGAGAAATCCAAAGAGGATTAGATAGGGAAGCAGGAAAAGCAAGATCAGAGGATTTTAACAAAGCTAGGAATGATCAATTAGATAAAGAGAGGGAAAGAGAACTAGAGGAAAGGGCAGAAAATTCAGCTTTTTTTGATAATATAAGAAAAGAAAATGCAGAGAGAGAAGCAACTAAACCTCTTACAGAAAGCGCAAAGTCAAACTTAGGATTTGGGATAATATCCTCTAGCGGGTCAGTTTTAACAAAGAAAAAGAAAAAGAAAGAGAAAGAAGGAGGTAACTAATATGGAAGAAGAAATAACAGAAACAAATAACGAAGAAACGGAAGAAATAAAGTCAGAAGCAAACACTCTAGTAGATGACGCAAACTTGGCGGCAAAGAGATTAGAAGACGCCAATAAAGATAAAAAGGATTTATTAGACCGAGAAGAACAAATGATTGCTAAGAAGGCATTAGGCGGAAATACTGAAGCGGGACAATCGATAGTCAAAGAAGAATCAGATAAAGAGTATGCTATGAAAGCTATTGCAGGGAATTTCAATGACAAATGAGCCTAAAGATTTGGGGGTTAAATTCGGAACTGAAGAATCAATCTTTTGGGAAAAAGCTAAGAAAGATACGATTAATGAGATTAAAAGTTGTGAAAGGACTATCCTCATGGATAAACACATTTTATCGTTAATTGAAGACAAACTCGCAGAAGAACAACTAAAGAAGTAATTAACACGGTAAAATCAATGGGTGAGTTTTATGGAAAGGTTTAAATATATTGTTTTTGTTATTATTATATGGCTCTTGAAACTACATTAATTATTGAAACGGAAGTTGCAGTTCCAATGACAGTTGCTAACGGAACTGGAATTGAAAAGGGTGCAGTTTTACTTCTTACAGACCCAAATACAGCTTCTACTACTACGGGGGACACAGACGCTTGCGCGGGAATTGCAAAAACGGAAAAAATCGCTAGTGATGGGAACACCGCCTTAGCAGTATATAAGAGAGGAATATTCAGGGGATTCGCTGGAGCGGCAGGAGTAACAGCAGGCGCGGCAATTATAACTGATACAGGAACAGGGGCGGCAAACGAATTAGTTAACGCAGATGTTAATTCCGAAAATATTGTTGGTAGAGCTTTAGAAACCGCAACAGACACACAATCATTCTTATTTGAATTAAATCCTATGACGGTTAACTTAGCATAATGGCTGACGGAATAGGACAAGCGCTGATTAGAGGGTTAGATATAGACAAGTTAGCGAAAGGTTTTGCAGATGAAGATTCAATGTTTAAAGGATTGACTACACAATCCACAACTACCGCAAGGGAAATGAGATGGTATTCCAAAACAGCTGGATTCTTAGATTCTACTGATACATCTGGAATAACCGCATCACAGATTATAACTTCTGAAGGTTCACGACCAATAGTAATAGGTCAAACATGGACTAGAAATACTTCTTATGTTAGAAAATACTTTGTAGAGAGTGAGTGGATAACTGATGAAGATATTAAAGGAAGTGATCCTGATGTATTCGCAACTATGGTTAGAGATTTAGTAAGAGCAGTAGCAAACCAAGTTGATAAAAGAATATACAATGTAATCACTGAATCACAATCACCAGTTAATATTAATACAGGAGCGGCAACTGGAAATGGTTGGGACGATTTATCAAATGGAAACCCCATTTTAGATATTTTAGCAGCACAACAAAAAATAAGAAGTTTCTCATATAACCCAAGTGAAGCAGTGGTAGTGATGAATTCAATAGAACACAAGTTTTTAATGAATTACTTAATAACTGTTAAAGGGTCAAGTATTCCCGCTTACTCAAGTGGAAAAGTTAGAGATATTGCGGTTACAGAATTACTAGGAAACGATATAATTGTTAGTGAAAATGCGGTTACTGATTCCGTAGCTATGTGGATTCCTCAAAGAAGCGCATCATGGAAAGCATTTTCGGCTATGTCCACAGCGATCTTAACGGATGATGGTATAGGAAAAAAAATAAGAATTTGGGAAACTGGTGAAGCAATTTTAACAGATCCAAAAAGCGTTTACTTAATTACGGATACTATTTCCTAAAATGGCTTTGGAAAATAGGCAAAGACGTTATCAATTTTATTTAGATGGTGGGGACACTGTTAAAGCTAAAGCGTTAAAGGAAAAATACCCCGACGTGGAAGTCAAAAAAGAAGTAAAAGAAGAAGTTAAAATAGAAATAAAGAAAGCAAAGAAATAAAAAGTTTAATTCTCTATATATTATATGGTAGTTGTTGGAACTGGTGGAATAGGCACTAAAATAATTAAAACTGTTTATCCTGTTGAAGAAGGACTAGAAGCAGGGACACAAAAACAAGAAGGAAGACAAATAAATCTAGTTCCTGAAGATAGTTCAAAAGTTTTGTCTGTGGATAAAACAGGGATAGAATAATGGGGGGAAAAGGAAGTGGTAGATTAAACGCTACTGATAGGATTCTTAAAAACGCAAGAAACGAAAAAACCACAGTTGCGAAAATTAATGGGAATAATGGAGATTTTATAATCCCCAATCATTCGGGGGATATGTCGGCGGGGGATGTATTAACAACCCCTATAAATGATAACGATTTAGTTAATAAAAAATATGTTGATGAT